TGGAACTACTGGAACTACTGGAACTACTGGAACTACTGGAACTACTGGAACTACTGGATCAAATTTTAATTTTATAGGAACATGGAGTGACGGTGATATTTATAATAAAAACGATGTTGTAGTATATCAGAATTCTTTATACATCTCAACTGGTTATATTGGTAATGGTCTCGCACCACCAACTTCTCCTTGGAAAGCTTATGTAGAAACTCTTGGACCTTTTCCATATTTTGTAAATGTAAATCAAACAACTCCTTCACAGGGGAATATTAATTGGACAACTCCGGGAAATCATAATTTTTCAAGTCCTATTGCTTTTAGTATTAAAGACCCAAGTGGTAATTCTCTAAGTCCTTCTTTAGAATTAATTACTACTGGAAGTAAAATTAAAATTGAAAGACAAAGTAATTCTTCCCAATTTATAGAGTTCACTACCAACAATAATTTTACATATTTGGATTTAGATAGTGGATATATAGACGTTAGTAATGCAGGCTTTACTATAGAGAACTTTAATAACGGAGATGCTATAAATATGTACATCGAATTACCACGTAGTGATTATCCACCTGGAAATTATTTAGAAGGATATGATTTTTCAAAAACATATTATGCTGGAGATATAGTACGACTTTCTACTGAAACCTCCATTACATATTATCTTGCATTACGTATGGATAACAGTAAGAATTATTTTACATTACAAGACCCTAGTTATTGGATTCAAATTAATTTTAATCCTCCTTCACCACCATCATAATAATATAAGGGTGATAAATAATGATACCTGTACAAAAAAGTAGAATAAGAACACATTTTGATCCAGAATCATCATATATAGATGCTAATGTCAGAAAACAAAAAAATAAACTTATTTCAACATTAACAGATTATATAACAAAATCAAAACCAAAGGGTGAAATACTTAATGATTTAGCAGATATTGAGCAAGTAATAAGTGAAGAATGTTGTGTTAAAGGTAAATCTTGTTAAGTAATAGGATTTATCATTGTGTTATATAATGCATAATTCACTATTTCTTGTATTTCAAGTGTAAACGAAAAATTTAATCCTTGAATATCAACAATTTCGTTATATGCATCAAAAATTTTTATATGCAAATGTGACAAATCTTTTGGTTGGGGAAATATATATTCCTTTGTTACCATATTTGAACCATTATCGTATAAAACAGCATTCTTTCCAACATTAACTAATATTTTTGCAAAAGCATTTGTACTTGTCTTATCATAGAAATGTGTAAGAACAGGATAATCGTCACCAAGAGATAAAAATATATAATTGGGTCCAATCGTATCGACAATTGCTTCTCCTGTATAAGAACTTTGTCCTGTATATAATGTTTTACGAAAACCCATATTAAATCCAATTCCATTATCCGTTGTACGAATAGAGGTTAATGGTGTTGTAAAATCAAGAGAAAATGGAGTTGATGTTGTGTTAGATATTGTTAACTTAGCAGTATTATCACCAAGTGTAACTATAAATCCTATTAAAGGAAAAAGACTAATTAGAGCAGTTTGAACAGCATCAGCAAATGTGTATGGATCTTCATAATTTCCATCATCTATACTGACATTTACAGGTGTACCTGTAACATTAATATAAAAATATGTATTGTATTTTTGTTGTGTAAAAACGTAATATGTATTTGGAATTTCTATAGCTGAAGCTTTCATTGAAATGATATTTTTTATCTTATCAGGAAATACAAACAAAAAATCAGTAGATATTGATGTTGGTTTTTGTGGATCTAATTCTCTAAATTTACTATCTATATTAAATTGGTGTAATTTAATTTGCTTTTGTTTATAAAAAATACTTGTAGTCGTTTTATCAATAAAAGGGGGTGCATGTTGTAATTTACCAGCTTCTTGTCTACTATGTTGTTCTTTTTTGAAATCTTCTTGGTTTTCTAATTCATCTGGATGATTATCTATAGCAGGAATATCTTTATCATCTTCATTTTGATATACAAAAATATCTGTAGCATGTTCTTCATACGTATCTGCTAAAACTTGTTGATAAGTTAGACTTTCCATTACTATTCTCTTATCAAAATGTTAAAATGCCCTCGCAAGTAAATTCCTATGGATTATGGCTTGCGGCACAACAAAACCCTGTTTGTGCCGTTGTTGGACCTACAGGTCCACAAGGGATTCAAGGACCTATCGGTTTTACAGGACCTAAGGGTCTTAATGGAATTTCATCTGGATTAAATTACTATTTTAATTTAACAGATAATATTATTGCAAATACAGGTCCTACAGGTGGAACATTAAATACAAACACAAATTTTGCTGGTTCAAATACAGGATATTCTCCTTCAGGCACATATGTTGGATATTTTGTTCAACAAAGTGGAACTGGACCAAATGTATCTATTGCAAAGTTTGTTAGCACACCATTAACTCAAAATGTAATTCCTGCAGGACCCTGGACATTTTATAATAATATTTATTCATTTACAGGTCCTATAGGACCACCACCTTGGTCTGTGCCAACAGGACCCGGAACACCTGGAAAAGTATATGCTGTTGCAAGATATCAAGATTCAGTTACAAGTGCACAATTATTTAAAACTGGATACGGAAATGTAGATTTATCCGATAATACAGTTGTTCTGAATGGTAATGTACTATCACCTATAACATTAAGCGGTACAGGTTATTTTTCAGTTGAATATTTTGCTGAACCAAATAACCAAGGAAATGTGTATGAATTTTGGACACAAGGTGATTCAATTGCATTTGTAAATACTTCACTTGGTGTTACATCTCCAATAAATGGAGCAACAGGGGCAACGGGAGCACCAGGAGCACCAGGAGCAACAGGATTGCAAGGACCACAAGGACCTGGTGGACCACAAGGAATTCCAGGGACTCTTATACCCCCCGGAACAATAACCATGTTTGCCGGATCCTCTGCGCCTTCAGGATGGTTATTTTGTGATGGAACTTCACTAGTTGCAAGTCTTTATACCGACTTATATTCTGCAATCGGAACGATTTATGGGGGAGGTGGGGCTTTTTTTAACTTACCAAATCTGAAAGGAAGAGTTCCGGTTGGAGTAAATACAGGTTTAGGATATAATTTAGCTTCAACTGGTGGGCAAGCAACTGTTACATTAACAATAGCTCAGATGCCATCACATACTCACACAGTTACTAATGATATTGTTAATGGGTTTGGATATGGTTACGGTAACAGTGGCAATCTTTCTGTTATACAAGACGGTATTACTACTTCAACAGGTGGTGGGTTACCACACGATAATATGCAACCTTATATTGTATTAAACTATATTATTAAATTTTAAGTTTAGATAAATCGTTTAACCACATTCTTTTAGGAGTTTGTGATTCTAAATCTACAATATTCTTTTTGAGTTCTACAAGATCATGTTCATGTTTCTCAGCGTTTTTTAAAGTTAGAGATTTAATTGGAAGATCTAGCAAATAATCAAATGAATCTTTTATTTTAATAAATTTTTGCTTTTCTAATAATTCGTCACATTTTTCAGGAGTTTGTCTTCTTAAATCTGGTAAAGGAGTTTCTAGACATTGTTGTTTAATAAACCTCACAACATTCTCGTGATAAGGAAGTTTATCTTTTAACGCGTTTAGCATAAACGCCAATCTCTTTTCATACAAATCAAGTCTTACACCAACATATTCTCTCAAAATATCATTTGGAGTTTCGTATTTTTTAATGATACCTTTTGAATCAAAAGCGTGCATATTTGTTAACTTAATTTTTTGAGTTAATAATTTTGTAACATCACCCTTAACTTTTACAAGAACATCTGTATCCGTAGATGTATCTGTATAATCCTTAATAGTTCCATCATTACACATCTTATCCAAAGTTTCACGGAAATCTTGTGTCCATGTTTCAATTGGAAGTTCTGTGATTATATTTGTATCTCCTTCTGTTTTCCAAAGACCTTCAACAAGATAATTCTGTGTATCAATCTTTGTGATTTTACCTTTAAATCCATGAGTCCATGGTGTAAATTCACGATCTAATCCTGTACCTTTTTCTAACCATTCTGTAATTGCCGATTTTAAATCTGCTGGATTAAAAGATGGTATGAAAGTTGAATATCCTGTTCCAATACCCCTAGATCCATTCACAAGAAGCATAGGTAATATAGGAGCGTACCATTCAGGTTCAACAAGTATGCCATCATCATCACGATACACAAGACAATCAAAATCATCCGTAGGAACTAGATTTTTTACATGTGGTTGTAAATACGTGTGAATATAACGAGGAGATGCAGAATCCTTACCACCTTGTAATCTTGTTCCAAATTGTCCTTGCGGAACTAACCATGGAAGATTATTTGACCCAACAAAATCTTGGGCCATTCCAACTATTGCATCGTTCAAAGATGCTTCACCATGATGATATCCTGAATGTTCTGAAACATATCCTGCAAATTGAGCAACACGAATCTCTGATTTTAGATTTCTCTTGAATGCCGAATATAGAATTTTACGTTGAGATGTTTTTAAACCATCCATCACATTTGGAATACTACGTTCCAAATTATAGTTCGAGAAATGTATTAAATCTTTATTCACGAAATCTTCATATAATAAATCTTTTGATGGACCTACAATTTCTGAACGATTATAAGTTTTCAACCAATCTTTACGATTATCAGCTCTTGCCTTATTAAACGCCAAATCTATACTATCATCCGAAAGAGTCGAATAAGAGTAATTTACAATATTAGGTATTTTGAAATATTCTTTTGCTTCATCACGAGTAGATGTTCCCAATCCTTTGTAATATTTAACACTCCATCCACGTGAAGCATCTGTCTTACGCCATTCTTCGTATTCATATTGAGTATAAAACACTTTGTGAAGTTTTCCTTTATGCGCCTTTACAATAGGAGTAGCCATATACGTTATAAATCCTGGGACTTTTATGAGTTCATGCCACAATTCATGAAACATGTTTATGAGAAGACCACGAATGTGTGATCCATCATAATCTTGATCTGTCATAATAAGAATACGACCATATCTCAAACTTTTTAGATCTGTGTATTTCTTTCCAGTTTCAAGACCAATAATTTTCTTTAAATTTGCGATTTCTTCTGTGGCTTCAACTTTCTTTGCGGAAATATCTTTTACGTTTAAGAGTTTGCCTTTCAGAGGAAATACTCCGTAAAATTTACGTTGTTCTTGTGATAATCCACTAATCGCCATTGCTTTTGCTGAATCTCCTTCTGTAAGAATTAGAACACATTCATGACTTTTAGAAGTTCCTGCGTGTACCGCATCATCAAGTTTAGGTATACCTATAATTTTTGATTGTTTCTTTCCATCTGTCTTTTTAAATTCCTTAGCATCTTTGGCGTCTTGTGCCTCCAAGACTTTTGTTACAATATTTAGTTTCGAAACAATCTTTTTAAGAAAATCGTCTCCTAATTTACAAGAAACCTTTGAAGTTAAAACCTCTTTTGTTTGTGAACTAAATGATGGATTTTCAACAGAACAGCAAATAAATAATGCCAAAGAATCTTTTACAATAGCAGGTTTCACTTTAACTTTCTTTTTAGTTTCTAAGTATCCAACAATATGATTAACAATTTGATTCGTAATTTCGTCCACATGTTTTCCACTACGAGTCCAAATACCATTCACAAAGGAAACATTGAACCCTCTATCAACAGGACTATCCGAAACTGCAAGTTGCCATCCAGTTTGAGGAATATCTGTCACAACGTTTGCATGTACAGGGAGATACCAGGAGGCGTAACTTGTAAGGTCTCGAAACTTGATGGGTGTGTCGCACCATGTGACCCTGACATCCTTCCCAACTGTCATTGCCAAGTCGTAGATTCTACGTTCTATGACCTTAAGTAATTGCGATGGAATTTTAGGTTCTTTCCAACCAAATCTTGTAAAATCAGGAGTCCATTGAATTTCTACATAAGGTTTTGTTTTACAAGGTTTTATAGAAGGTTCACCAATTTTAGACATATTATCTTCGAATGTCTGGACATATTTTAATTGGCGTTTTGAATCTACAATAGTTATAGTAAATTTCTTTGAAAAGATGTTTACAAGTTTTACTCCATATCCATTCTTTCCACCAACAAGTTTCTTTTCAGTTTTATCGTAATTTGTAGATGTTAAAAGCTCACCAAATATCATTTGAGGAATATATACTCCATATTCTGGATGCTTTTCAACATCTATAGACTCTCCATCATTTTTCATTACAATAGAAGTTTCATCTAAAATAGATATTTCTATATTTTTAACAGGTGTATCCGACTTTCTTTGTTTTAGACGAACTACATGATCATGTGCGTTTACAAGCAACTCATCAAATAATTTATAAAATCCTGGATTGAAAGTTGTTACGGTATCTTGGACGAACTTTTCACCATCTACCACATACATATCCTCTGTTGTATTTTCAATTGAACCTATATATGTATCAGGAAGACTTAGAATATGCTCCCTATGAGTATGCTTGCGATATTGCTTTGATAATTCCATTTGACAATACATACAATACTGTTTAAATAATTCGTTTTACAATTCTCGTTTTCACATTTTCAACATAATTAATTTAAATGCCTCCCAGAAAGTCAAAAGCCGTTGTAAAAGACGCTAAAGTTATCGAAGAAACTCCTGTTGTATTTTTTTTAAGAATTAATGAAGAGGAACACATGATAGAAGCTGCCGAACAAACTCTTACATATTCAGAAATATTGAATTCCGTAGAAGCAACACCTAATCGAGAAAATTTCAATACAGATTTAATGAAATCGGTTCTTGATAAAGTTGTTTTTGATAGATATAATCCACAAACCGCTTGTTTTTGGTGCTGTCATCCATTTGGATGGACTCCTTGTATTCTTCCTAAAACATATGATACGTATAAAAATATCTATATCTGCGAAGGAAATTTTTGTTCTCCAGAATGTTCTTTAGCGTATATTTATTCAGATAACAAAGTATCCGATTCTACAAAGTGGATCCAACAATCACTTTTAAATTCTCTATACTTTGGATTGTATAAAAAGCGTACGTTATCTCCTGCTCCACCAAGAAGCTTATTGCGTATGTTTGGGGGACCTCTCGATATTCAACAATATCGTGAATATTTAACAGGAACAAATGATATAATACTCTCAGATTTTCCTCCTATTCGATTGCAATTTCCTTCTATGAATGTTCAAGGACCTTTACGAGATATAAAGAAATATGTATCCTTATCCACAGATGCTGTAGAAAAAGCGTCAGAACAATTAAGACTGAAACGATCAAAACCTGTGAATCCAAATATTCAAACTTTGGATATGTGTATAATGAGAACTTAAATGGATTTTACATGTAAATAAGAAATGATTCGAATCCTGCTTGGTTTTTTTGCCATTGGGATTGGAACTCGTGAATTATTAGAAAACCCCATAGCGCCATCTCTTACAGCAACAGCAAGTAAAACATCTACAAGAACAGGAACTTCTACAAGAACTTCTTTTCCTTCTGGATTAAATACACAATCAAGATTACAAAGTCTGACAAGTGCAAAAACACTAACATCTACAAAAACAGCAACTCAATCTAAAACATCTACATCTTCACCTAAACCATCCGATTCTTTAAAGCCAAGTAAAACATCTTCTTCGAGCAATTTAAGAACAAGAAGTTATTTAGTTAGTGATAGCCAAACATCAACTTCTGTTTCTTCAAAAACTCAGACTTCTACGGTAACATTAACAAGATCCGCAAGAGAATCAAGATCATCAAGTTCATCACCATCGATAAGTAGAAGCATGAGTAATTCAAAAACTTCGACAGCCACGAATAGTTATTCTGCATCATCCAAAAGATCTCAATCGGTTCGCGATACTCCATCAACTACTTCAACAACAACATCTACAAAAACAGGAACTTCTACTGTAACAGTTTCAAGAACAGCTCCTAATTCAAAAACATCTACTGCAACTGTAACAACTTCATCTTCTATAAGAAAAACAAATACAGGAACATTTACGATTTTAGAAACACCAAGTATATATTCAAGTATAACTTTAAGCGCTAATTCACGAGCATCTAAAACTTCTACACAAACAGGTACAAATACTAGAACAATCCAACCTTCAAAAACATCAACGTCTTCTGTAACATTTACGAGTTCAGGAATGAGTAAAAGTCAATCTGTAACTTCTACGATAAGTATATCTCCCATTTTTTCGAAATTAAATAGTAATTCAAGTACTGCTTCTCTAACTCCAAAACCAAAACAAACTTATACAAATGAACCATCTTTTACTCCAACAAGTACTCGTTCTACAAATATTACTGGATCATCTACGTCAACTGCTTTGAATACATTAAGTTCTTCTTCTTCACGATCAGCATTTGTAACTCCATCATCTACTTCATCGTCTTTTGATACACAATCATCGACAAAATCAAAATCAGCAACATCTTCAAGTTCACAATCATCAACTACAACTTCATCTAAGACTATGACTATGTCTACTACTCAAACTCGTTCTATGATAACAAAAACAGCAACAGCAACTCCAACAAGATCATTAGTTTTAACGGTTACTATGACAATATCTCCTAAGATAAGTAGAACTACAACATCTTTTTTGACATATACACCATCTACGACATACATAATTTCTAGAAGTATGACTTTATCTGCTAGTCCTGAATCTATACCAACAAGTACATCAACTATAACTTCTCTAAATTCATATAGCAGAACAACCAAAGTAAGCTTTTCATTCTTTACAATTTCAGGAAGTCCATCTATATTCACTTATTCGCCAAGCGTATCATCTTCTCCTGTAATATCATCATCTTCATCTGCAAGTTTAGAATCTTATTCTCCTTCTTTATCTTCATCTAGTACTGGAAGTCAAAGCGCATCAGGAAGTTTTCAAAGTTATTCAGCAAGTAGTTGTCCAAGTACAAGTCCATCTGCAATAACATATTCGCCAATTAATACACTGACAACTACTCTTTCTAAATCCCCCTCTGTAACAAAAACTATTATTACTCAATCTTCAAGTATTAGTCCTTCGGTAATTAAGTCTACAAGTGTTTCGCCAAAGCAAACTATTACGAGTACAGGATTTCCAACATATACCTTTAATACACAAACGGGTTCTTATACAGCAAGTTATAATTCTTTTACAAATACAGTAAGTTTTTCTCTATCATTTAGTTATTCACCGTTAGCATCCTATACTTCATCATCTTCAAGTACTTCTACCGCCTCAGGAACATCTACGTCAACTGCAACTGCTACATCTACTGCAACAGCAAGTTCAACAGCAACTGCTACGTCAACTACTACGTCAACTGCAACTGCTACATCTACTGCAACAGCCAGTTCTACTGCTACTTCAACTGCCAGTTCAACAGCAAGTGCTACGTCAACTGCAAGTTCAACAGCAACTGCTACATCTACTGCAACAGCCAGTTCTACTTCCACTGTAAGCGCAATATCTACAATAACTCCTAATTCTACCAGCTCTTCTTTTATATTAGAAACTTCTACAACGATTAGCGAAACTAGAACTGTAACGCCTTCAAGAAGTAATTCTGTATCTTTAACAAACAGCGTAACTCAATCTAAAACATTTGTGTTAACACCAACTACAAGTATTACTCAAACTAGGACTATATCTGTAACAAGAACTAAATCGCCAACTTTAACTAGAAGTTTATCTCCATCAAAGACTTTTGTTCTATCATTTACAAGAAGTGTATCTGTAACAAGAAGTAGAAGCACATCTATTACAAGGTCTGTAACAAGAAGTAAAACATTTGTATTAACACCTACCATTTCTGTAACAAGAACTAGAAGTACATCTATTACAAGGTCTGTAACTGTAAGTAAAACATTTTTACTAATACCTACAACAACTATTTCTGTAACAAGAACTAGAAGTCCATCTATTACAAGGTCTGTAACGATAAGTAAAACATTTGTACCATTAACTCGCAGTATGTCTGTAACAAGAACTAGAAGTTTATCACCTTCTAAAACATTTGTACCATTAACTCGCAGTATGTCTGTAACAAGAACTAGAAGTACATCTATTACAAGATCTGTAACAAGAACTAGAACTCATTAAACTTCTTGAAGTGTTAGCACAGGTGTTGGTTTTTTACCTGCTGAAATTTTAATCATTTGTTTAGATTGAACTTCACGATTAATCTCTAATTTTATAATTCCTGTTGTCATTTCAGGATGACATATATCTTGTTTATCCTTGAAAATCTTTTTGTATTGTTCGATAATGTGTGGAGGAACTGCTGGACTTGTCTCTAACAGACGTTCAGCTGTATCTCTAATTATCTTTAACATATCTTTTGCTCGTATTCTTTCTGCCTTTGGTAAAGTCATTTCAATAGCAATAAATTTTAAGAGTTTGCTATACTGAAGAGCTGTAATACGGCAAGCTTCTGTCTTCTTAGCCCATGAAAAATAAGATCCAATTGTGCTTAACACACCTGTAAATAAACTTACACCACCAACTCCTATGGAAGCAACACCCGAATCTGCAAAAATTAATTGACTTGAACCACTTATAAATCCTGTTACAGTGCTTAAAACTATAACAGGAAGAGCAATAAATGTATTCATTTTACTATAATATCTTTCCGCCTCGGTATACAACCACGCGAGTCCGCTACATTTTTCACCTTCGTCGGCTATTAAATTTTCTAACGCTTCATTCCAACTAACTTCTTGTTCGTCTCCCATTATTTCTACGCTTCACTTTTTTAGTAGTCTTATGTTTAGTTGTTCTATTACGTTTTTTAGTTTTACCTCCTTGATTAAGTTTTTTTACTAATTCTGGGGGAATTTGTGATGGGAGTTGTACATCTTTTCCAATAGGTAACTCTGTATCAACCAATTCTTCTTTTTTAATTGGAGGAGTTTCAGCTCTTGCCTTACCTTCTTCTGCTTCTTCAAGAGGATCTATATACTTAAATCCATTCTCAAACAACGCCCTTTTTGGTTTTGTGCTAGCCATTTATATATTAAAAACGTTAATTTATTAAATGTGGTCTTCTAAAAAAGAAAAACCATCCGTAGAACCTGAGATAAAATGCTCAATCGAATGTCACAGAAATATCTTTTGAATTATATATTTTTAAAAATTCGATAAATTTTGCTTTATTTTCTACCGATATTTGTCTGTAATGTGAAAGTATTGCCTCTTCCATTATTACTTCATTCTGATAAAATGCTTTTAAACCTCACAACCCACACCCCTAACCCCCCCACAACCATGAAAAACGGATTCATGAGTTTCAAGAGAAGAAAGGGTGGGCTGTTGGGGAACACATTTAACAGCACGCTATCATACTTTAACTAAAATTAAAGAGATTTAGTTTCTAGTGTGTTCGAGTGTAAGAGGCGAAGGGTGGGGCCATCTACACAAAAACGGGAATCACAATGTGAACTTCTGGGAGACCGACATTATGTCATAGTGCTCACATTTCATTGAAACTCAGTGGCCTTTTATGGTCGGCTGAATAGATGATGTTAAAACTGGAAAAATAGCAGAACAGCTCCTCCATTTAAGTCGAAAGACCTCTGAATTGGTGGTTATACAAGCGGTGGAGTGATTACGGATGAGAGGTAGGCTCCCTCTTATCAAAGTTGTTGAACTTTAACTAATCAACTGGAGGTGACTTATTAGATCTATAATGAATCGGGTAAGAAGGTCATCACAAAGTGCTGCGAGGGTAGGGGCAGCGTATTAATGAATGTAAGTTTATACTTTTTACTTTTAAGAAATCCAATTTATCTTTTAAAAGTGATTAAGCATTATATATGAAATGATAAGAGACTATTCGAAATCAGTAGGAGATAAAATTGGGTTCTTTCATAGAATCCTTTTTAGTGTCCCTTTTTGCCGACCCTCTTTTTTTCCGTGGGGGGTGGGTAAAAAAACGTGCGCAGGACATAATCTCTCATCCTCAGTATGAGTATAGCAGAGTATGTTTTTGTATATGGTATCTGTCCCCTGACCCATTTAGGACATCATTTCTTGTTTTATTGTTTTTGCTTATGGTTTCTTATTGCGCCTTCGGTTTATAATGGTTTACCACGCAATAAGAAAC